AGATGGGAGTAATTAATTGTAGGTAATCTGTATCCGTTGAAATTATAAATGTTTCATCTTCTGGGTGCAAGTGAATGAAACGTGCAATCAAGTCATCAGCCTCAGCCTTAGGATCATGTAGGACACTTACGTTTGTTTTCCCTTTGAGAAATTGGATGAAGGTATCATATGTTTCCCAAAATAATTTATTTTCTTCAACCTCAGCCTCTGTTTGAGACAAGGTATCTACTACACGATTTTTCTTGTACGGAGCGTAGTAGGACTTCCTCCACGATTTCCCCTCCAAGCAAAATGCCACATGATCAATTCCAAAACGTTTTACAATTTGATTAGTACTTGCTAATGTAAGATGTAGTGCCATTGCAATTTTCTCTTCCACTGTACTACTGCGTGATGCAATGTGACGGGCCCGAAAGAAAGTATTGGCAGTGTCTATGAGAGCGTATTTGTGTGTCATATATGTATTATATACTGGAATTTAATTTATGTCAAGCCTTGAGGATATTGACAATACGCTGATGGATCATGTCCATTTCAGACTGCTCAACATAGAAATCCGTAGTTGGATCGTAGTAGGCGCCTTCTATGTTGTCATAATACAACACCCGACCGGTGAAATTGAAGGGGCCTTCTAGACCTTTACGCGGACCATATTTGGTACGCATTTCATCCATCTGATACTTGTCTGCGACAACTTTGTAACCCATAATCAGCTCCTGTTTGTTGACTGTCTAAGTATATATTATATACCCAAAACCATTTAATGTCAAGCCTGATAGCAAGTGCCTCAATCTGTGAGGAGTAATACACTTGCAAAGATTAATGTTTTTATTTTTTAAGCAAACTCATTATGATTGTTTGACCAATTTGTGATTCAACATTGCGGACACTTTGCGAACATTGTGCCCAGGTAGCAAAGTCACCCTTGTCGTGAAAACCTTGGCACATGGGTACCATGTAACCATAGTTTGGTCGTTGAATGCCTGAAGCACAACCCGTGAGTAGTACAGTTATTAGCAAAATAATATATTTCATTTGCTTGTTCCTATTTATTGTCAGCCTCAATCAACCTTAGCAAAGTAACGATAGGGCAAGCCAACCAAATAGCACAGAAACTCGTCATCACCGTTAGAGCCTTCTGCCTCGTGGATCCAACGCATAGCCATCTCACGGTCCTTGGCACCGATCTCCATCAATTCTTTTACCCGAGATTCAAATTTCCTAGCCGCATCCTGTTCATCTGCCTGACGCTGACGGCAGTTGAGTTCTGCAATGAGGTACAGTTCCTCAAATTCCTTGTTAAAGTCTGCCTCAGTCCAGCTGGACGTATCAATGCCGCGTGGGCGAATACCGTGTGCGTCCTTGTAAATTTCCCAGTACTGGGAAGCCATTTGCTCAAGAGTGCTCATTTCTTCCCAAGTAGTGAATTCAGACATATTTGCTCCGTTAATCAATCTAAGACTCTATTATATACCCAAAACCATTTAATGTCAAGTTTTGGTAAAGTCAATTTCCCAATCTTTTATCTGATAATAGTTAATTCCATCGTGTTCACTGTATCTATACGCACCTAAGATTGGGATAGTTTCTTGCTTAAAAAAGTGTTCCCACAGATGATTCAATTTATTTTCAACTGGGATTTCAATTCTATATCCTCTATCGTTTTCATCTTTTAACCAATACTCTAAGAATTTCTTTGTTTTCAAATTGATAAAGAATTTTCTAACAGGCTTTAAAGTTTTTGTGCCTCTCCATAACTTAGACGTATCTTCAAAATGTTTATTAAAATCTCTAAACATTTCATCATGTTGGATATCGTTGTCATAAAACTCAGGCAATCGATAAATCAATGGCATCAGTTCCTCTTTAACTACTTTACAATCACCGTGAATAAATGTATTCAAATCTTTTCTAAAGCTAGATAGATTTTGACCACGCAAAGTAATCATCACAATTTTCTTACTGAAATAATCACGGATAGTATCAGCACGGTTTCTATCTTCCTGATTAATTTCAGTGAACAAAATGTTATCAGTAAGTGTGGTTGGTCGTATAGAATTAATGATATGATTACCCGGTAGACGCAATCTATGCCAAGTAACACTTAATGCTAAAATATCCTCTGAGGTTTCAAACACTTCGTATTTTTTTACATTACCATTAGTACTACTATTACTATCCCACGTTACAGAACCACTTAAATTATTCAATCCTGAAAAAATATTACTATTCCTAATCACTCCTGAAATAACATTACCATTCAATCCTGTAATAGTATTCAAAGTAAGTCCTGGGTTACGTGAGCCCAATGTTGTGATTGTATTGTGACTCAAGTTAGTCCCAGTAACGTGTAGCGATTTTAATGCGCTTTGTTGCGCTGCGAGTTGTTTTGCGTTGTTTGAATTAACCAATTGTAATATCCTCCATACCAGCCGCCCTTAAGCGAACAATGTGACCTAACATAAAATTCTTTGACTCTAATGCCTTCATGATTCCAAGAAATTGATTTCTAAGATAAGCTACTTCATTAATCAATACTTCCATATCAATTACTTCATCTTCACCTTCAGCATACTTTTCAGCATCACGGCTTGTCAATGCTCTATTATACGCTTCTAAATATTTTTGAAAATGTTTTCGGCGAATTTTCCGTAATTGAATATTCAAGTAGTTGAGTACCGCTTCAACTTCTTGTAGCTGATTAAATCTGTGTTCAGTAACACCGGGAATAGTAGCAATGTTTTTTTCAACATTGCCGTATACCTTTACTTCTTTTTTTGCATTTTCTAACTCAGCTTCAAAGTATTGAAGAAAATTAGGTATCTCACCTAAAGTTACTGTTATGCGTGTGTACCAATTCATTTAGTCCCATTCGTCTAAGTCATCTTCATCAAAATCTTCGTTCTCATCTTCTTGGAAGTGTTCTTCAGCGTAACCTTTTAATGCTTTGGTAATATCTTTGTCCTTGAAGGCATCTTTGATATCTTCAATTTCAAAATTATTATCAATTAAAAAATTGACAAGTGTATCTGCCGCATCATTACGTTCACTCAAATCAATGTGTTCACGCAATGCATCCCAAACTTCTGATATAATATCTAAACTCATTCTGTAACTTCCTCTTGAGGGGTTACATTACTTATCACTTTTTTAGTTTTTCCAGTATATTCTAGCATAACTTTATCTAGTATACCGTCTTTGTTTGCTTCCCATCCCTTGCGAAATGATTTAAGAATTTCACCATCTTCGGTCACATAGACTAAACTGTTGCCTTCTTTCTTCAGTGCGTTAGACTTCTCAAACATATCAGTCAACCCACTATATGGACTCATACCTGATTCATAAGGAATCTTCACTTGAATACTCTCAAAAGGTTTTGCATAGCGAGTTTTCATGATCTTACAAGCAGCACGGATACCCATTACATCAGTAATCTTGTTACCATCCTCATCCTCTTTGAGTTTGAGTTTCTTCATAGCGACTACAATTGAACTTGCGTACACAAATCCTTGACCCCCTGAAATTTTATCATCTGGATCAAACATATCTTGACTTGCGTATGTGTGATTAGTAGCAACTAGCCCAACGTTGTGACTACCCAACATATTAACGCAGTTGCGAACAAGTGCTGTTAGTGCTTTAGGCTTACGACCCATGTCACCTTTCATGTCACCTGCTTCAAACTGATTAACGTCAGTTGGAGTCAATAGCATACCAAGACTGTCAATAATAAACAATACTTTTGGTTTGTCTGTTTCTGGCAGTGCTTTATATGACTTCATAAATTCTGATATAGTTTTACCCACATCATCAATCATAGCCATGTTAAGTTTAAGCAATTTAGATTCATTTGTATCCACACCTAATGCGTGTAGCCATTTTTCATCTAATGCGTTTTCGCTATCAATTAAGACAACGTAAATTCCCTGTTGTTGTGCGTGTCTAACGAGGTTTCCGGAGCAGATGAAACTTTTTCCTGATCCAGATTCTCCGGCAAAGACAGTAACTTTTCCAAGAGGTACGCCTTTATTAAAATCACCACTAATGAGATAGTTAAGTCCATAATTTCCTGTACTAACCCAATCGGTTGGGTCGTTATATCCTATACTAAGTCCTTCAATAGACTTAGTAATTTCTTTCCTAAATTTTGATATGTCAAATGGTTTTGCCATTGATATTCTCTCTTTCTGTTGTTATCGGTTAAGTGTACCGTTAAGATATATTCTATCATTAAACGATACTTTATCAAGTAGATCGGGGCATTGATCTGCCATCCTTTCCAAATCATAATCACTTGGGTAATGTCGTAATACTCCTCTTGCCCTATCTCTAACTAGGCTAGGTACACGCGGTGTACGTCCAGGATCACACAACTCCTCTAGTAATTTTTTACCTTGCTTTAAGGCACGATATCTTTCGTCTGGCATGGTCATATTATTCTCCTAAGATAAGGGCCTGAGCCCCTATACTAGATTAAGACTTTTGCCTAGAACGAATCATCGCCAAAATGTCTTGTGCTTTATCACTTGATACATTTGCTTTTGGAACAACTACGGGAGAACTTACAAAAGATGCCTCTGCTGCACTTACATCTTCTTCCCAAGCGGGTAGACTAGAAGCTGCAACTGGTGCAACTCTTGCTGCTGTAGTAGCTGGTTGTGTAGTTTT